GCCGACCGCTCAGGTGCTTCTCCGTCAGGCCGCCAAGATCCGCCAGCACCTGAGGCCAGCGGCCTCGGGCGGCATCAATGATCGCCCCCATCTCAGACCCGTGCGGTCGCTTGGTCCCGGTTCATCGCCTCAAGGATCGCGTCGCGAATGATCGCGCTCCGCGTCTGGCGCTTCTGCCGCGCCTTGGCCTCTGCCCATTCCAAGAAATCCAAAGGAAGCTTGATGCTCACGTGCTGGTACTGGGACACAGGCGGTTGTCGGTGGGGTCCCACCGTAGCACCGCGGATCATTGCCGCAATGGTTACCGGGCCTGCCACACCTGCCTTATTGAGAATGGACCTTAGGTATGGCAGCGCTGCCATGCCTGGCATACCTCTGTCATACCTACCCCATCGCTGAAAAGCCAGTCAGCGACTAGCGGCGTCAGACCTGCCATACCTACCATACCTATTTCCTAATCGGTGTTAAGGGGGGGGGTAAGGGTGTCAGGACACGTATATAGGGGCGTGTAGGGGAATATAGGGGGAGGTATGGCTAGGTATGCCAGGTATGGCAGACGGGGGGGTGTTTCTCAATAGCGGCTGGCTACGCTGGGTGGGTTCACCAGACCACCCGATGGCCCTGTTCCGCCTTCTTTGTGACCACGCCGGTTACCGCGTCACGCAACTGCCGATGACCGTCCCGGCCTTCGTGGTCGAGCACCGCCGCGATGGTGGCCGCTGCACCTTGGAGACGCTTGCCGTCTGGGAGCCGTCCAAGGGCCGCTGGAACCCACGCGCGATGGATCCGGCGAAGGCTGACCTGCCGCCCCTTGTCCTGGGTTCCCTGCAGGCCGCTGTAGGCTGCGCTTAACGATTGCCGCCGATGGGACAGATCGTGCCTGCTGATCTGCGTGATGATCACATCAGCGAGATGGCAGACATGATCTGTCAGGGTTTCAGCGGGCGAGCATGCGTGAGGCATGCGTGCCAGGAGTGGGGCTACAGCCAGACGCTGGCCGGCTCGATGCTGCAGGCGGCACGATTGCAGATCTGTAGCGACTGGGACATCCCACGACCGACGTATGCCGCGATTCAGCTTGCGCAGCTGGAGACGTTGCAGATGCAGGCGCGACGGGATGGCAACCTGATGGCGGCGCTGGGTTGCATCGACAAGGCCAGCGGGATTGCACGGACGAAGGCCTAGACTGGTGGGGCACCGAACCACCACCGTGGCGACTTTCGTTGAGCTGCTCGACACCATCATCGTCCATGAGCAGCAGGCCACCGTTGCTGAGATGATCGCTGCCCTCGCGATCGCTCAGCACGCCTTGATCGTTGGCGCCTACGAGGACGACGACGATGAGGACGAGGACGAGGTCTGCGAGGACGACGACGAATCACCCGCCTGTGGCCTCACGGCTGCCTGATGGGGCTGCTCGACTGTCAAGATCCAGGCAGCCTTCTCGCATTCGATGAGGAGGCTGCCTTTTTCGATGCTGATGCCACCCTCGCGGCGATCATCGACGATCTGCACCCACGCCAGCGGGACTTCGTTCAGGATTCGCAGGTCGAGATCCTTGGATGTTCCGCGGGCTATGGCGCCGGCAAGACCCATGCCTTGTGTGCTAAGGCGGTGGCCATGGCGATGATCAACCCTGGCTTTCAGGGGGCCGTCCTGGAGCCCACAGGGCCGCTGATTCGGGACATCTGGTTGCCGGAGTTTGACAGCTTCCTGGAGTCCTACGGCATCCCCTACACCTTCCGGTCGTCACCCCTGCCGGAATACGTCCTGATGTTGCCGGGTGGGGCCACGAAGATCTTGTGCCGGTCGTTTGAGAACTGGACCCGGATCATTGGCCTGAACCTCGCGTGGGTGCTGGCCGATGAGATCGACACCGTCGCGCCCAGCATTGCAGCACGGGCATTCCCCAAGATCCTCGGCCGCCTGCGGGCCGGTAACGTCCGCCAGTTCGCGGCAGCCTCAACACCGGAGGGCTTCCGGTGGATGTGGAAGACGTTTGCCTCAGATGAGGCAGACGGCCGGGCGGATCGTCGTCTGGTGCGGATGCGCACGACCGACAATCCACACCTGCCGCCGGACTTCATCGAGCGCCTCCAGGCCAACTACGACCCGAACCTGCTGCGGGCCTACCTCGACGGTGAGTTCGTCAACCTGACCGCGGGGATGGTCTACGACCGCTTCAGGCGGGATCTGCACGTCGTCGCATTCGACGAACCCGACCTGGACGATGAGGCCCTGCTGATGGGTTGCGACTTCAACGTCGGCAACTGCAACGCCGTGTTGGCAGTTGAGCGCAAGGGGCAGCTGTGGGTCTGGGATGAGATCGCCGGTGCTCATGACACCGATGCCATGGGGCAGGAGATCCGCAGCCGCTACCCACGAGCGCAGATCCTCGGCCATCCTGACGCCTCGGGTGCAAACCGTTCGACCAACAGCAGCCGGTCGGATGTCGCGATCCTGCAGAGCTACGGGATCAGCAACCAGTCACCCGCGGCGAACCCACCGATCCGGGACCGCGTCGCGGCCGTGCAGGCACTGCTAGAGAACGGTCACGGCCAGACCCGTCTCTGGATTCATCCGAGGTGCCGAAAGACGATCGAGAGCCTGGAGCTGCAGGCATACGACGACAAGGGGCTGCCGGACAAGGAGACCGGCCACGACCACATGGCCGATGCACTGGGCTATGTGGTGCACCGCCGGTATGCCGTGGAGCGCGGCAGTGCGGGACGAGTGGTGCGAGGAATGCGAAGGGTGTACTAGGTGGGCTGGGGTGGGTCTGCGGTGCTATGGTGCTGAGGTGTTCACCAATGCACCATGACCGAATGGATCACCGACCGCCTACCAACGGCGGCGGATGCGGATAGGCAAGGGGACGTAAGAGTCCCCTACAGGCCATGCAGCATCCCCGAACAAGGCCTATTTGCCCATTACTCCGTGGTTGTTCCGGGCCAGCCGTGGTGGAGCCGCAATGCTGCCGCCCGAGCCGCCCAGCAGACCCCACCGCCTGCGCCGGCCCCGGCCCGCGTGGTGACGGCGATGTGCGCCGCCGGCCCAAGGTTCTTCGCCGCCTGCAATGACGGCACCATCTGGTCGATGGGCAACCTTGGTGGTGAATGGTACCCGATCGCTCCCATCCCCCAGCCGGAGGCCCCCGATGCTTGAGCTCTACTGCTGGGCGGCAGCCTTCACCGCGGCGGCCGTCGTGCGGCCCCGTGAGGTGCGACGGTGGGAGGAATGGACCGCGGCACTGATCGCTGGGGCCGTATGGCCCCTGGTGGTCGCCGTGCGCCTGACCCGCTGGGTGCGCCGTCGCCGGAGGGCAGCATGACCCCCCTCGACTGGGACAACGTCGCCGACTGCGCCTTGAAGCGTTGGCGGCAACCGTGGAGCCCGAGCAGCCGCTACGGCGACTATGAGTCGTGGCGTGCTGCGCTGGACCTCGCCGCCCTCCAGCAGCGGCGCAGGTGAACGTCCGCATTCGTGACCTGCTGGCCATCCGTCGGCAGGTCACCGATCAAGTCCTGCTCGACTACCTGACCCTTGTGATCCTGGTGCCTGAGCCGGGCGTCGTGACAGTCGAGCAGCTGCGCAAACGCTGGGGCTGCCATCAGTCCAATGTCAGCCGCAGGATGCAGGCCCTCGCCGCCTCTGGCCTGGCCTCCGTCTCGCGTGGCCATGGCTTCTATCAGGTGCATGGCATCCTGCCGCCTGAGGACTGGGTTTGGCCCGGCAACCTAGGCCATGGCCACCTACACACCGCCTCGTGGCGCGATCGCCGGGGCAACCACGATCACGCAGGGCACCAACCAACTCAACGTTGAGCAGCCCTGCATCGCATGGCAACAGATGGAGCCGCGATGGCGGTTGCCGGAAACCCTCGTCGGTGGCACCCTCGCCATCCGCGCCACTGGCATCGAATACCTGCCCGCAGAGGAGAAGGAATCAGCCGACGCCTACCAGCGGCGCCTATCGCTCTCCGTCCTGCCGCCCTATTGCGACGGGATGGAGCAGCGCCTCGCTGGGATGCTGGTGCGAAAGGAGATCAGGCTCGACGGTACGCCGGAGGTGATGCTTGAGCACCTCTACGACGTTGACTCGCAAGGCAACGATCTACAGGTCTTCGCCGGCCAGCTCGCGGTCACGATGCTGCGTTATGGCCACGTCGGGGTACTGGTCGACTTCCCGACCGATGAGGCTGACCTGGCAACTGCTGGAGGCCAGCCGCGGCCGGCAGGTGATCGTCGGCCCTACTGGGTCGCCTATAGCCCCCGCGACATCATCGGATGGCGCCATGAGACCATCGGCGGCACGCAACGGCTTACGCAGCTCCGGCTATTCGAGCGCCTGACGGTGCCTTATGGCGAGTTCGGTGAGGAGATCGTCGATCAGGTCCGCGTCTTGGAGCCCGGACGGTGGCGGGTGTACCGGAAGCAATCGAGCAAAGGCACCTCGTTCGATCTTGTGGCCGAGGGCACCACAACACTGGACGAAATCCCATTCGCGGTCGGTTATGCCCGCCGCACTGGCCTCTACCAGTCCCAACCGGCACTGGAGGAGATCGCATGGCTCAACCTGCAGGCATACCAGCGCAGCAGCGACCTATCCAACCAGCTCCACCTCGCCGCGGTGCCGCGCCTCGTGGGTTATGGCGTGCCGGCATCAGTGGAGGAGATCGAAGGCGGGCCGGAATCGGCCACGGTGCTGCCGGTTGATGCACGGCTGGAGTACGTCGAACCCGCAGGCAACAGCTACCAGTACCAGTTCAAGCACCTGGAGGAGATCGAACGGCAGATCAACCAGCTCGGTGTCGCCGCGATCCTGGGTCAGCAGGGCTTCCAGGAGTCAGGCGTGGCTAAGGCGATCGACCGGAGCCAAGGGGATGCGCCATTGATGAGGGTGGCGCAGTCGCTGCAGGACCTGATCGACAACTGCCTCCGCCTCCATGGCATCTACCTGGGCCAGGACGGTGGGAGCTCTATGGTCGACCGGGACTTTGTGTCGGCACGACTGCAACCGGGCGAGATCGAGGCCCTGTTCAAGCTGGAGCAGGCCGGCAAGATCACGCAGGAGACGCTGCTGATCCAGCTGGCGGCCGGGAATGTGTTCGTTGATGATTTCGACGTTGATGCCGAGATCGAAGCCACGAGGCAGCTGCAGGGTCGGGCGTTGGATCGGATAGCAGGTAACCTCAGAGGGCCTGTAGTGGATGAGAATGGCAGCGAAGAAACCGAAGGCCCCGGCGAAGAAGATGACACCTAAGAAGCCGAAGAAGGTGCCTTACTTCCCCACCTCAACGATTGCCGGCAAGTCATCGAAGCGATCGGACAAGCCGTGCTGAGGCTGGAAAACTAGCCTGTTGGTGGTGTGCGTGATGGCCAAGAAGCCGAGCAAGGCCCAGCAGAAGGTCACGAAGGTGATGCGCGAGTACAAGGCTGGCACGCTCCGGTCTGGCGGCACGGGCAAGGCTAACCCGAAGGTGAAGAGCCGTAAACAGGCCATCGCCATTGCGCTCAGCGAGGCCGGCAAGACCCGGAAGCCAAGGGGTCGCAAATGAGCATCGAGTACCGGGGCGAGACTTTCGAGGGCTACAACAAGCCCAAGCGGACGCCGAACCACCCGACCAAAAGCCATGTGGTGTTGGCCAAGGAGGGCAGCACCGTCAAGCTGATCCGGTTCGGGCAGCAGGGTGTCAGCGGCAGCCCGCCACGGGAAGGCGAGGGCCAGGCAGCCAAGGCCCGACGGGCAGCGTTCAAGGCCCGGCACGCTAAGAACATCGCGAAGGGCAGACTGAGCGCCGCGTGGTGGGCCGATCAGCGAAAATGGAGCTGACCTAGACTGTCCGTGGTGGATTCATTGGTGAACCGACCCCCGGAGCTGGTAACTCTGGGGGTTTTTTGTCGGGCAAGCTAGGCCATCGATCGCAAGTCATGGCCAGGTCTTACCGCAGGGATAGCAGGGGTCGATTCTCTGGCACTGGCACCGGGCGGATGAACCCACGGGTCAGCACCCCACGCAGCCGCCGATCTGGTGTCGTCAGTGCACGCAAGCGCCAATCGCAACCATCGAAGGTCAAGGCTGCCGATCGGCCCGGATCAATGACCAGCATTCTCCGCGGCACCATGCAAAGCCTGGCAAAGGCCGATGCGCGGTTGATTCGCGATGTGGAGGCCATCACCGGTGGCAAGGTCCGAGGCACGAGAGGCCGAACTGCGGCTGGTCAGGCAACACGCGACGCAGCAAAGACCGGTAGCGTCAGCCGCACCCTCGGCACTGGCCTTAGGGCATTAGCCCAGAGTGATGCACGCATGATCCGCGAGATGGGCAAAATGGCCGGATCGGCAAAACCACGGATCAAGGGTGCTGCCAAGGGCCGCAAGGCATTACCGAAGGCACGGAAGAAGGCAAGCTAGGCCGTCCCTGGCCTGCGGCCTTATCCATGTCTGACCAACCCAACGATCAGCAGCCTGCGGCTGATGATGCGAACCTGCAAGACTCCATCGCCAGGCTGACCGAGAAAAACCGAGAGCTCATCGGTGAGCTACGGCAAGCCAAAAGAAAGGCCGATGCCGTCCCCGATGGTGTCGATGTGCAAGAGCTGATCCGGTTCCGGCAGGAGCACGAGCAACAGAAGCTTGAATCTGCCGGCCAGTACGAGGAGGCCAAACGGCAGCTCCAGGAGCAATACGACCGCGACACGGCAGCCCTGAAAGCTGAGGCTGAGCGCCTACAGGCCCGCGTCCGAGAACTGGAGCTCGTGTCGCCTGCGGTGTCGGCACTGTCGGAACTGGTGCACGACCCTGATGCCGTCCTAAAGCTCAAGCTGCCCGCGGATCGAATCGAGCGCGACCCCGACGGATCCGTCGTCGTCGTTGATGGCCTCCAGCGGACCCCAGTGAAGGACTGGGCGCAGTCGAACCTGCCGGCATGGATGCTCAAGGCTCCAGCCCCTCGCGGTAGTGGTGCCCCCGTCGGTGGTGGTGGCGGCGCTCCCTCTGGAATCCCGGCCGGCACCGTGAACCCATTCGACAAGGAAACATTCAGCCTCACCGAGCAAGGGCGACTGTTCCGCACCAATCGGGCGCTCTACGATCAGTTGAAATCTGCAGCGAAGCGGTAACCTATCGCTAAAGGGTGAGCCTGCGGCTGCCCATCTTGGCCTGCGGCCGCATGTTCCCTTTGCTTCA